ACACATTGGCGATAAAGCATTACAAGCCTTTGATTATTTCCCTACTGGCTATGTATATATTATCTCTAACCCAGCGTGGAAGGACTGGAAGAAAGTAGGCATGGCTATTGATGCTTATGACAGGTGCAATGCTTTCCAAACTTCTTCACCTATGAGAGACTATAGGGTAGAATACTGCAAGCACTTTGAAGATCGCAGAGAAGCAGAGAAAGGTATCCACGCAGTCTTAGATGAGTCAGGCATAGAGAGAGTAGGAGAGTGGTTTAAAAGTAACACCTCTACACTTAAACAAGCTATACAAGCATACACGGGCGAGAACGATGACACTATCAACAGTAGTATCTGACATATACAAAGAACTAGAAGGTCTTTCGGAAGGCGCTGCCCTTCCCCTGACCGAAGAAGATATAGATAAAACTATGGTGGGGATGAGAGCTGCGCTCATGGACTGGGCTACTCCCCGTAAAAGGAACACGGGCTTCACTGTCCGTATGTCCAATATCGGTAAGCCTCCGCGTCAACTCTGGTACGAGAAGAGAGACCCACAGGGCAGAGGCGGCATTGACGGTGCAACACAAATCAAGTTCCTGTACGGTCATCTGCTAGAAGAGATTGTATTGATGCTAGTTCGCATGGCTGGACACACAGTCACTGACGAACAGAAAGAGGTTGTAGTGAACGGCATCACCGGACACATGGACTGCAAGATAAACGGTGAGGTTGTTGATGTTAAGACCGCCTCTCGCTTTGCATTCAATAAGTTCCGTGACGGCAGACTAGCGCAGGACGATCCCTTCGGTTACTTAGGTCAGCTTGCTGGCTATGAGAAGGCAGAGGGTACAGACAACGGTGGGTTCTTAGTTCTAAACAAAGAAAGCGGTGAGCTGTGCATGTTTCTTCCTGATGATCTGGATAAGCCCAACATAGATACCACAATAGCTGAGCTTCTTCCTGCGTTAGAGCTTGCTGTTCCTCCTGCACTATGCTACGCTCCAGTACCAGATGGCAAGAAAGGCAACATGAAGATAGCTAAAGGCTGTGGCTGGTGTAAGTACAAGCACGAATGCTTCAAAGACTCCAATGATGGACAAGGTCTACGGACATTTAAATATTCAAACGGCTACACTTACCTTACTGAAGTAGTAGTTGAACCTAAAGTGGAAGAGTTTCTATGAATAGAAGACGCAGCAAGCGGCTAGAAAAACATGCTACGACATTGCTGGTGTCGTGGCTCAAAGGATTGTTGGAAGAGGAGGAGGCATCTAAGATCACCGTAGAAACGTACAAATCTTTCCTGCCTACGCAAACTCACTACATGGCAGGACGCACTATGTTTTTAAATGCGTATCACCCTAAGTGGATCAAGAAGAAGATCATTCAGCTCCTCAAAATATTCCCAGCCATTCAAATCGAAGATGTTAATTTGGAGATGATAACGTGGAAAGTGAATCAACGACCTGCGGGCTAACGATAGAGCAAATGATAATTGCAGTCGGTAGTTTTCTTTTCAACTCCGATTCTTCTATTACTGAAATAGATTCTTTGTTTTTAAATGATTTGAAGATGATCGTTGAAGCAGAGTTGGAACGCAGAGAGGCACAGATACATTGAAAAAGTTCAAGAAAGGATACCGCAAAGCCCGCGTCAAGCGCCCAGTGGAGAAGGACGTAGTCAAGGGCTATGATTCTAACTGGGAGTATGAGCTTCACTCAGGCATACTAGACAACTGGAGCTTCCACACAGACAAGGTAACGTACACCATTGATCATAAGTACGAGCCTGATTTTGTTAAAGAGATAGACGGCAAGAAGATTCTACTTGAAGCTAAGGGCAGGTTCTGGGACTTCGCGGAGTACAGCAAGTACGTGTGGATAAGCAAGGTGTTGCCGGACGATGTGGAGCTAGTGTTTCTTTTCGCCAACCCCAGCGCACCAATGCCGCAAGCCGTTAGGCGCAAGGACGGAACAAAACGATCTCACGGAGAGTGGGCAAGTTCCAAAGGCTTCAGGTGGTATAGCGAAGACAGTATCCCCGATAGCTGGATCAACGCAGAAAAGCGAGAAACTTTCGATGACTGATGAAAGTAGAAAAGATGAAAGGCGTGATAGGTTTGACAGGAAAAAGAAGTTTAAAAAATCTACAAGCGCCTCGCATCTAAAGAAAGATAAACAGAAAGCAAATAAAAAGAGACCTGAGAATGAGCATTAATAACGCAACACCTCAAGACTGGAATAACATAAGAGATAAAGAATTTAAACACCGTGACACCATAACGGAAACACCAAAAGAAACATGGAATCGTTACGTTGAAGCGGCAATGTCAGAAGCACATGAAGAAGATGTCGTTAACAAGCCAGCTCATTACAATGCAGGTGGTGTAGAATGTATCGAAGCTATCAAGGCAAGCATGTCCGTTGAAGCCTTTGAAGGTTACTTAAAAGGTAACTGCCTCAAATATCTTTGGAGGATGTCCTATAAGGGAAAAGCTTTAGAGGACACAAAGAAAGCTCAGTGGTACTTGCAGAAACTTATAGACAGTATTGAAGAAATTTAATGAAAGACTTTATTAAACACGCAGCTATGTATGTGGTATTCTGTGCCGTATGTTTTGGAATAGGTGCTTTTCTAGCACACTCAACTTAAAGGAAAATAGATAATGCCTACAGATTGGAGTTTTTTAGACGAAAACGGAGATTTAATAACAGGATGTTTTAGTTGTTCAGGCTCAGGTCTACAGGGTTTTGACCCAGCTAATGAAGTACCTCATAAAGACACAGCGATGTGCGTTAAATGTAACGGAACAGGAACGTAATAATGGATCAGTACCAACAGTTTATACACAAGAGCCGCTATGCACGGTGGATACCTGAAGCAGGTAGACGCGAGACATGGGCAGAAACAGTACAAAGATATGTAGACTTCTGGACAGAGCGAGGCCAGATAGATGACAAGGTAGCCGGAAAGCTTTACAAGGCTATACATGACCTAGATGTTATGCCTTCTATGCGCTGCATGATGACAGCAGGAGTAGCGTTAGACAAAGACAACGTAGCTGGTTTCAACTGTAGCTACCTCGCCATTGACTCACCGCGCAGCTTTGATGAGCTGATGTATGTGTTGATGTGTGGCACAGGCGTAGGCTTTAGCGTTGAGCGTAACTTTATTACTAAGTTGCCAGTAGTAGCTGAGACCTTCCACAAGACAGACAGCGTCATTGTAATTAGTGACAGCAAGATTGGCTGGGCTTCTGCGTTTCGTGAGCTTATTGCTATGCTGTACGCAGGTAAGATACCTCAGTGGGACATCAGCAGGGTTCGTCCAGCAGGTGCAAGACTTAAAACCTTTGGTGGTCGTGCATCAGGGCCAGAGCCACTAGTAGATTTGTTCCACTTCTGCATTGAGATATTCCAGAAAGCAGCAGGTCGTAAGTTAAACAGCTTAGAGTGCCATGATGTTGTATGTAAGATTGCAGACATTGTTGTTGTAGGTGGCGTTAGACGTTCAGCCCTCATCAGCCTCTCTAATCTGTCTGATCCTCGCATGGCTAAAGCTAAGAGCGGTAACTGGTGGGAGCTAGAAGGTCATCGTAGATTGGCTAACAACAGCGTAGCGTACACTGAGAAGCCAGACTTCGAGGCTTTCTTAGGTGAGATGCAGAACATGTATGAGTCTAAGGCAGGTGAGCGCGGTATCTTTAGCCGTGTAGCAGCACAGAAGATTGCAGCACGTAACGGACGTAGAGATGCAGAGCAGGACTTCGGTACTAACCCTTGCTCTGAGATCATTCTACGCAGCAATCAGTTCTGTAACCTGTCAGAGATTGTTGTGCGTTCAAACGATACCCTTGAGACCCTTACAGAAAAAGCTGAGATGGCTTCTATCATCGGTACGCTGCAAGCAACACTCACAGACTTTAGATACTTACGGAACTGTTGGAAGAAGAACACCGAAGAAGAGGCACTATTAGGTGTTAGCATGACAGGCATTATGGATCACGCCATTATGAGTAAAGGTGATTCACCTAAGCTTGCAGTATGGTTGGAGGCAGTACGAGATGTATGTGTGGAAACAAATAAGAAGTGGGCTTCTAAGCTCGGCATTAGTCAGTCTGCGGCTATTACATGCGTTAAGCCTAGCGGTACTGTATCTCAGCTTGTCGATTCTGCTAGTGGTATCCATCCTCGCTTCTCTGAGTATTACATTCGCAGAGTACGTAGCGATAAGAAAGACCCACTTGCAGAGTTCATGGATCAAGCAGGGTTTCCTGTAGAGCAGGATGTAATGAGTCCTTCTTCTGCTGTGTTTAGCTTCCCTGTAAAGGCTCCTAAGTCTAGTGTGACCGTATCTCAGGTAGGAGCTATGGAGCAGTTAGCACTTTGGAAGGCTTACCAGAATCACTGGTGCGAACACAAGCCATCTATCACTGTATACTATACGGACAGCGAGTTCTTGCAGATAGCACAGTGGATATGGGATAACTTTGACCTGTGTAGCGGTATCAGTTTGTTGCCATTCAGTGACCATGTATATCAACAAGCTCCGTATGAAGACATCACTGCTGAGAAGTACAAAGAACTAGTAGCAGCGATGCCGAAAGGTGTGGACTGGAAGGACTTAGAACAGTTTGAACAGGAAGATAATACTACAGGTTCTCAAGAACTAGCCTGTGTAGGTGGTGCGTGTGAAATTGTCTGAAGCTAATATTATAAGCTTTAGTGTCCTTATCAATACTAAAGGGGATGTCGTGACAGAAATGTCCGGCATTCCCGATAAAGACCTTTCTAAAGTGTTCAGCCCTAAAGATGTTATTCTCATGCGTCAGATAATTAGAGTCGCTAAACTTAAACTTGAAGACTTACATGAAGATATAGAAACAGAACTACAATCTATATACTAGTCTTACCACTTAACTTTATCAGCCCAGTACGCTGCTGACATCTTTCCTTTCTTGATGTTCTTACCGTGACGGGCTTTAAAGCTGGCTCTTTTAGCTTTCATCTTATCTGACTCTCCAGCTTTAGGCTTACCCGCTGTGCTGGCTCCCTGCTCTCCAAACCGAATCATCTTGATTTCAGCGCCATCTTTCGCAAGAACTACGTGAGACTTAGACGCATGCTTTGGAGTACGCTTAGGTTTGTTGTGACCTTCAAATCTTTCTCCTCTATATTCAATGCTCATGCTCTATTCTTCCCTTTATGTAGGCCGTGGCTGGCGTATTGCTTTCCAGCAGCAGTTGCAGCGCGTTTCTTCTTGTTGGCAGCAGCCAGTTTCTTTGTACCTGCGGCAGTAGACTGAAGTTTCTTTATAGCTTTAGCAGGCGCATATACCTCACCTGTTTTTCCACTGGGTTTACCGGAAGGCGTAGTCCACTTCTGCCCTGTCCATTTCTTTAAAGACTTTTGAGACTTAGCTAGTGCCATTACTTTTTACCTGTAGCTTTCACCTTAGCTTTAGTAGACAAATCTTTTAAATGAAATAGTTTTACACTAGTTTTAGTGTGGGATTTATTAGTGTGTAGAGTGCCGTCAGACATCTTGTGACTAGAACCCTTGTGCTCAGTACCGTCTTTTTTATAATGCTTAACACCTTTCATTTGTAACCTCCTCCTGCTGCTTTATATTCTTTGGCAAGTAGCTGAGCTTTACGCGCAGACCACTGCCCCGCTTTACCACCTTTAGTTCCTGCTGTAATTTTCTTAAAGAGTCTTTTACGCAGGGTAGGCTTAGTGTAATTCCCTGCTTCATTTACTTTTGATTTTGCTTTTTTCTTTGCTGCCATTACTATTACCTCTTACCATAGCTTTTAGTGTCCATGTCTTGTACATTTTTATATGCTACAAGTCCTCCTTTGGCTTTGCGGTCTTTCAAAATATTCTTCTGCTCAGCCTCTCTATGAACACTGCCAGTAACGGTTTGATCCCCCTTTTGATTAGGGCCAACTTTGTTTGACGAGCCTGTTGCTGGGCCTTTAATAGTACCCCTTAAATATTGAGGTATTGATTTACCTGTCATAGCTTTTGTAGCTACGTTAGCTACGGTATACGCAACTCCCAGCGGGGTTGGTTTTAAAGCTGTGGTGACTACTCCTACAAGAGGGTTGGTCGCAAGTTGTTGAACATTTTTAAATTTAGCCATCTTATTTCTCCCGTTGTACGCCTTTGGTTTTCTCCACAGTTCTCATAGCACCTAGACCTAACATACCCATCAACACTGTTGTCAACAACGAGCTGTCAACAGGAGGAACAGTGAACCAGATGCCTAAAATAGGAGATAGAATCGTAGAGTAGACTAGAGCAAAGCAACATGACCAACCGACTGCTGGTCTCCAGCCTGCTACAAATAGATTCTTGTGTGCCGCTTCTACCTTGTTGACCTCTAGCTGACCCTTAGCTAACTCTTGAGCGTGTCGCTCTGCAAGGGTGGTTAACTCGAATGCAATTTTATTCTTTGCATCTTTGTCTTCAATAAACTTGTCGAGCAGTCCTGTGACTGGGCCGATCAATGCCTGTAACATATTATTTTCCTCTTGCCATGTAAGCTGTTGCGCCAAAGTAAAGCCCTACCACAGAAGCCTGCGACAGGAATAACATATCTGAAAGTGAAGCTATTGTTTCTAAACGATCTTCCGGTATAAACGGAAAGAGAGGCAGGATAGCGTAGATACACATACTAATCATTGCTACCCATGCCATCTTCTTTTGAGTGCCTGCTTTATCTTCGCGCAGCTCTATGTCTAACATCTCTTGATGTTGGTGTATTTCTGCGTCTGTTACGATACCGTCACCGTCTAAGTCCCAGTCTTCGTACTTTGAAGAGTGCTCAAGTCTTTTAGGAGACATCAGTAACACCACATAACGGGCTTGTGGTCATCGCGCATATCCACATGTACGAACCCTTTGGCAACTCCTATGCCGATAAAACCTAAAGCGCAAGCGTGGCGCACGATCTGCATGCGCTGACGGCCTCCGTTAACAGCTATATCGCAGGCAATACCCTGTGCATGCGTTCCCGGCCCTTTGGGTTTAGACTTTTCTAGTCTGTGGTTCGGACTTCTGTACCCGCTGGTAATGTAGAACGGGAAACCACAAGCTTCTCGCAAGTGGTCTAGCTTGTGTACAAACGCTGGGTCAATCTCGTTCTCGTTTGTTTCTTTGCATTTAAAGTCTTCGAGTTTAAAGTATCTAAATTCTTCGGTCATTAACTACAGTTCCTTTTTAGTGTGTTGTATACCTTGCCGCCTTTATTATTTTTAACTCTAGTAGTCCCTTCGGGAAGCTTAGTTATTAACGCAGCCACTTTTCCTACTTTTCTTTTAGGGGGTACAATGGAGACTTCAAACCCATCGCCCAGTATTTCCTGTATATATTTTTTGAGTTCAGGGTTAGTAAAGCCCTTTTGAAACTTCCCTCCCGCAAGGCTTATAGAAGAGTTAGCCTCTTCACCAGCTTTAAAGTTTTTTCCTTTTAGTCTTGCTGTATTCATTCCAATATCCCACGTTTGAACAACAGCCTTGCCGCCGGACTTTAAGCTCTTACCGATTGTAACTATAGCCTCATCTCTAATGTCCTTTGGCAGAACATTAATTACGTTAGTAGAAACGAGCCTGTCAAACTTTCCTTCAGGTATTAATGTAGGATCAATGTACGTAGGCTTAAAGCCCTCTTTTGGAAACGGCTCGAAAGTAGCGTCTGCTTTTATAGCTTTAGCATTTTTTCCAAAGCCTGCTCCGTAGTCAAGTGTAAGACCCTTTGCTCCTTGCTCGTCTAAGTAGGCGGCAGCCTTTATAGCTGTGTTTGTAGTGCTTCCTATTTGCGTGTCCATTGAGTCACTGTTTTCAGCTCTACGTCTAGCTTGTTTTTGAGCAACTGTTTCAACAACATCAGCCCCACTTACAGAAGCAGCTTTAGGAGGAGTTGCTTTTGTTGCAGTACCTACGGTGATGGCCCGCTGAGTTGTTTGAGATACGGCATTACTTAAATAAGAAGTGTCTGACGGCATGGTAAGAAATATATCGCTTTCTTCTATGATTTCGTCTGCTGTTTTTCCTAACGCTTTTGCACCTCCACGGATTAAAGAACCTAAGTTCTTCTTGACTCTCCCGCCCGCTGCCATGTTCAACAAGCGCATAGGATCGTCTTGATCCATGTAAGCTGGCCCTGCCTCTTCGTTGTACGCAAGTCCGGTCATTTTGTTGATCCGCTCGTCAGGCTCAGCAGGGGCGTTAGGGACTTCTTTAGAAACCTCGCCACCTGTAGCTTTTCTAAGTCTTGCTATCTCATCAAAGTCTATTTCTAATGGGTTCTCAGCATCATCCCCGTAGAGCGACAGCGAATTTAGATTGTCAAACAACGAGTTATATTCCTGTGATGTTTTCCAAGCCTCCATGTACTCAGCGCTATCTTCTGACAAGTCATTTTTAATTACATCTAAAACTCTATTATCGACAGAAGGCGGCTTAGTAGGTTTAAACTGACCTGCGTATATGTACTCAGCCGCAGTCCCAGTCATCCCCGCTTCCTTCAAAGTTTCAAGTGTTCTGTATCTACCGTACAACGATGAATACGCTTGAACTTTTGAAAACAGTTTTTGCTGGTACTCGTACTCTTTGCTCTGTCGCGCAACATACGACTCTAAAATAGAAGCAGTGGTGTCCTCTCCAATTCTAATTGAGGTGCTTATGTTAGCCCGTTTGTTTTTAGAGTAACCGTAAACTTCAAACTTGAGCTGGCTCTCAGGATCATGCTGTTTTAAGTTAGCCCCTGTCACGTTACTAATAAAAGCATACTTATTTACCGGCCCTAATTTTTCGTTTTCTTCGCCTGAGTATGCGTCTATATAATCGTCAAGCTTTAAAATACTAGTAACACTTCCCGGCTCCACAGCTTCATAAAGCTTGTACAGAATTTCTGCTGCCTTATCTCCTGATGACATGCTGGGTGGCAGCAGTGTCTTGCCTTCTGCTGTTTTACCATCGCGTGATCTCATAGCATACATCACATCTGTAACTGCTTTAGTAGCAATAGATTCAGTTATAAATGGATTGGCTATAACTAACGCTGCGTCAGAAGCAGCAACAAACAAGTAATCTTCAAGCTGCTCACCTTTAAGTTCTCCGCTTACAATCCTGTCAAGGGCTTTAAGAACAGGCTCTTTGATGGTGTTATACGAATCTAAATACTTAGTAGATACTTTAGCTATGTTGCCGTTGTCTTCCCTAAACCATAGAAACTCGCTGTTTTCATCAAACTTTCCTTCGGCTAGTTTAGTGTGTTGCTGACGTTCTTCTTCTGTCCAACCTAATAAATTTGCTGAAAGTTTAGAGGCTTGATTAACGCCCACCATTGCGCCAGTAAAGCCTGCAATTCTTTTAAGTCCTCTATTCCGTAGCACGGTGTTACCTGAGTTTATTTCTTTGCTGGCTTGTTTCACAATGTGAGTACTAGTTCTAATTATTTCAGCAGGGAACGAAATAAAGTTTCCAATTGGCAAGTAGTTCAGTTTCTTTAAACCTTTTGGAACTCTAGAATAATTTGGTATAGTGTTCTGAATAATGTCAGCGGCTTCACGCTCTAGAATATCTATAGCTACGCCCGGCCTTGCTTTCTTTAAAGTTTGTAACTCTGTTTGATAACCCGACATTTTAAAATAATCATCTGCTGCGGTGTATGTGTTTTCCATTGCCCGTAAAACTGGGTTTGTGTTCATAACTTTAGTAATGGTCTTAGTACCAAAGTCTTTAGAAGACATCTCAATTAATTCTCGAAATTGATTTACATTGACGCTTGTATTAATTACACCTAAATCAACATACTTTCTGTAAATTGCATCTAGTTCTTTGTCCCCCTTTCCTTTTATCTCGTTCCACAAGACTTTCATGTGTCCTCTGTTTTTAGAAAGAGGATTAAGAGCAGCAAGGTCTCCGTTAGCTATAGCAAACTGCATTCCACC